GACCACTTGCCTCTTTTGGGCAAAACGTGAATTTAAGAAAGTGTCTCTGCTGTCCGGGCTGTTCCGTTCTCTGTCGTTCGGGCTTGAAGTGCTCTAAACTTCACTGTTACTTGTTTCCAAAGTGCTGATGATATAGTTGAAATCACGTTGATAACCATATTCCCGGCCTCTGTAGGCGATGATATAACGCCGTCCGGTGTAACTGAACCTTTCCCGGATGAAAGCTGGAAAATGACGCTCTGATTGGCTGTCTTTGGAAATAGCTCTTTTGCGATGATAGGCGAAGAACCTACAACGGCGTTTATCGTTTCCTCCACTACAAGGGTTGCTGGTATTCCTGCAAATACATCAACGCCATTAATCTTGGAAACAAGGTCATAAGCATCTTGCGCGGTTTTCGTGGCGGTTCTTACTTCGGAAAGAAGCCCCCGAAGTGTGGCAAGCTCCGTTTCAGTATCAGCGATAAGGCCGTTTGCAACTTCGGCAGCGGCATTGGCACTACCTGCGGCTGAACTTGCATTTGCGGCCTGTTGTGTGGCTTGAACAACGGCAGCTTCGGCCTTCTTGACCGCTTCCAACGCCTTGTTAGTTGCGTCCAATGCTTTTACGGCGGCTTCGGTTGCTTGCGAACCTTTCGCGATACAACGCCACCAAGCCGTTTCAGTTATGGCGTGCCCGGTGTTTTCGTCCTTCAATGATAGGTAACAACTATCATCTGTTACGATGAAGTCAAGGCGAGCATATTTGACCGTACTCGAATAACTTCCCTTGTCTGTAAAGGCAACTTTGCCTAATGGAATTTTTGTCATAATCGTAATATTTTAATTATCCAATATTCAAAAAAAGTTCTCCGGTCACAGGGTCAAATTTGATAAGTTGCGGGCTTACTTCGTCTTCAAAACTCATGTAGAGAAACATATCATCTTCAATCACGAAAGTTGGGTAAATAACACCACCTTTTGCCAAAACACCCGTATCAACATAGGCTTTCTTGCTTTCATCCCATTTCCACCAATTGCCGTTATCGCCCATTTTCGGCGGGTTGTCCGCCTGTGCTTTTGCCCGGTCAGCCTGCGTATTTGCGCTGGTTGCTGCGTTGTTTGCTTTCGTTGCTGCGTTATTTGCTGAACTTGCTGCATCATTAGCGGATTTAGTGGCGGCTACAGTATCGGTTTTTATTTCCTCTAAACCTTCACGCGCATTGTCTGCATTTGTAGCGGAAGTATTGGCCTTCTTAGTTGCATTATTAGCGTTAGTTGTGGCTGTATTTGCTGCCTCTGTTGCTTTATCAGCATTATCAGCAGCTTTATTGGCTTTCGTAGCCGCACCGTTAGCGGAAGAAGCTGCGCTATTAGCGGAAGAAGCCGCATTGTTAGCCCCTGTCGCTGCATCGTTGGCCTTCTTCGTTGCTGCAACTACATCATCATAAGCCTTCTTTATAAATTCAAGGCTCACTTTGACACTTGTCTGTACACCGTTCACCATTTTAACGCCAATAGTGTACAATCCTACCATGCTATCAGCAAGCGTTAATTCGCTGATTTTCTTCTTTTTAATTGGCATAATCTTTCAAATCTATATAATATTCACCGTCCTCTGTCACAATCAATTCGCCTGCCTCCGTAGCAAGAAGGTATTCAACACCATTTACCCGGAAGCAAGTAAATGTCAATGATAAGGTAAATTCAAGCCAAACCCGGTCATTTGATAATAGCTGAAATTTAGATGCTGACAAGCCGTTGAAATAACAGGGGTATTCTTCGCCCAGACTATCGACGTAAAAAACACGCTCTGAATCCTTATATTCATAGCCTTCGTCATCCGTTTTGCTGGTTGGTTTAATCAGGTCATAAACCAATGCGTTAAGATTGCGCCACATGGTTGTAACATCATTGCAACGCATCCAGCATTTCAAGGAAACATCTTTCTTTTCAAATACCACTTTTTCGCCGTCATAGGTTACACCCGATTGGCTGGGAATATCAATCAAAAGGTTCTTTTTTACGGAAGGCATCTTGGTTATTTCTGCATCCGAACCGTCCAAGACGAAAACGCCATATTCAGATAATAACTTTTCGTCAATCTCGTACCCTTCTTGTGCTGGTATTCCGCCGTCAAACGTTGGTGCCAAGTAGTTATACCCTTCCATTGGAAAATCATCAGAAAAAGACAAAGAAAATGTTTCCATGTTCCGGTGTATCTTCTTGCTGGGATTGGAAACCAAACGTAACTTCCGGGTGCATCCCGCTTCAACAAAATTGTATTCATGATAGGAACCGTCAGAGATTAAAGCAATAAAATCCATAGTCTTGAAGTAATCACAAGAATAGAAATTAATACTAAATTCCAAGGCATTGAGGACGGGCGATGACAAATCAACTTCTGCGCCGTCATCTTCCGGCCATACGTTCTCCGTCAAATCCTTAAAGCCGGGAAAAGCTATCAACCCATTATAGCCATTATTGGCGACAAATAAGCCATACGCTATAAAAGCATCCTTTCCGTCTATGTAAAATTTTCCTTTCATGACTATTTTTTTATAGTTACCCCCTTGGTATTGATATTGCTAACCTCTCTTTTGATTGAATCGTTCTGCTCAATTACTTTATCCGTTTTATCGCATAAGTCCTTGGTATTCCGGTCAATACTTGTCAGCTTTTCAAGTGCTTGTGAACTTACAGAAACAAGAACTTTCACGTTTTCGTTAATCGTGTATGTATGTCCTTGTATGGTGGTTATACGTCCACTCATTTCGTCAACGCTATCTTGCGATGCGGTTATTCCAGCTTTTGAACTTGCTTTCCGTTCTTCTTCGTCCGGCTTGAAAATATCAACACCTTTTTCCGCTGCCATTTCTTTGTACTTTTTCATTAAGGCATTGTAGGTATCTTGCTGGCCGAGAACATCACTTGTAAGCCCGTCAAGGATTGATACATAGTTATTGAACTTCTGTTCTTCTGATAAGTCGTCATTTTGCATAATGTCAAGCATTGAATCTTGTGCCTTGCTTATCATGTCAGAAAATAAAGCTGAATAAATCATCTCTTTGGCAAGTTTTTCAAGCATATCTGAAACAGAATCCGTAAAGGCTTGCGCTGCATCAGTACCATTCTTGAAAGCATCTACAAGCGCATCACTCATTGTATTGCCCAGCTCGCCGAAGATGTCTGTCAAGTAATCCTTTACAGCCTGCAACGCTTCTTCGGCCTGTTTACTTAAATCAATCATGTTTTGCAACGCCGCCTTATCTTCATCGGACATTGTGCGGGTGTTCATAATTGTTTCAGCAAGTGAAGCATTAAACTTGTCGTTTTCGTCAATCAATTCCGGGTAAATTTCAAGGATGGATGAATAAACGTCCTTTCCTTTTCCCCAGCCGAAAAGCCCGGTTTTCTCATGCCCGGTTTTAATCTCAATGTCAGCTAAACCGGCATAAGCCTTTTTCAATGCAGCCTTTGGGTCTTTTATCCCAAATAGTGCCCCTATGAAACCGAAAGGAGAATTTGACTGATTCTTTTTCTGTTCTTCCGTTCCTTCCAATTCTTCGTTTAGGGCTGCAACGGCATCCTTCATTACTTTAATGGCATTTTTCGCCTTGCCGTATGAATCTGTGCCGAATATGGTTGTTGCCCTTTCATACTCCAAATTTTGCTGCATAAGCAGAAGGTTGTATGCGCGTTGCTGGGAAATGGTTTCATTCATAATTTCCTTCAACGCTGCTTGGTGTCGGGCTTCCGCCGCGAAAGCCTGCCCAATGAAGTTTGCGGCTTCACCAACAGCGGCGGCGATACCGCCGATGATACCGCCTTTTGCGAACCCTTCGCCAATATTAGATATGGCTCCCATGACATTTTGAACGGTGTCCATAGCTTCGGCGGCTCCGTTGTTCCCCATAGCTTCAAACATATCGGAAAGACTTCCGGCCATGTTTCCCACCATGTCGGCAGATTCAGCAGCGGCCTCGCCAATTTTAGCAAGTTTTGCTTCGGTTGATTTATCCCCGTCATCTTCGCCGGATTTAAACAGGTCTTTGATGCCTTTTATCAAAGAAGAAAAAGGATTTCTTTTAACGCCAGCAGAATACAGTTCATTTACAGCTTTCTGTATTGCTTTTATCTGTTCCGGTGACGCTTTCAGTGTCTTTAATTGTTCAGCGGTGAAACCAAATTTAGGTGTAATATCTTCGGCCTTTGTCTTGGAAAGATAAGACATCATATTTTCGGTTTCAGACACAATTTTGTTTATCTCTGATACAGACTTGTTAGATGCGTCCTCAAATAGTTTAACGAGCAAATCTGATGATTTCTGCATTGCGGCAACCTCTTCATCATTTACGGCTTTAGTTGCTTCCTTGCGCTTCTTTTCAAGTTCTATCAGAGCAGCGTCTTTCAATTCTTGGGAAACGTCTTTTCCGTCAGCCGTTTTTCCGTTCTCAATGGCTTTACGCTCTGCATCATACTTTTTATTGATGTCAGTACGACGTTGCTCATAATTCTTGTACTTATCAAATAAATCCTTTAACAGCTTATCGTTGGCCGTTTTTTGATATTCGTTGGCAACGTTGGTATATTCCTTCAACTGATTTTGTTGTCCGGCGGATAAATCGGCAACTGTAGAAGAAGGGGTAAATATTTTGCCTTCTTTTTTATAATTCGGGTTCTCGTTAATCCATTTCTCACGTTCATTGTCTTGAAGTTCTTTCACCCATTGTTCTTGGCGAAGCCTGTTTGCTTCAATCAACCTGTCGTAATTTAGGTCAATTTGTTCTTTCTCCTTTTCAAAACCTTCTTTCAAACCGTCAATGCGAGCTTGGCGAATATCAAACTCAGATTGCTTTTCTTTATTAGCGCGCTCTTTGTCATATTCATCAATCTTTTGCTGGCGTTCGGCTTGCTCAACCTTCAATTCGTTGGCTTCTCTCTGTTTCTTTTGGGCTTCGGTTTCCTCTTTTTTAAGTGCTTTTTCAGTTTTACCACCTAACTTTTCATAAGCCTTCTTTGCCGTTTCCTTGCGGGTTGTAGCAGCTTCATATTGCTTTTTGGAAAACTTGTCTTTATCTTTCTCGATTTCTTCAAGTTGCTTTTTAGCGGTTTCCCATTCCGTTTTTGCTTTATTATATGCTTCTCCATACATTTCAACCTTTTCCGGGTTGAGTTTCTTATTTCTTGTAGTGCTGACTGATTCAATAAGGGAACGTATGGTTTTAACGTCATATATTGCTTCATCTGAAAGTGTCCCTTTAACGTCAATAGGCAACTTCATCTTCACTTTGGCATTATCCCCCAAGTTGCTTATCTTTTTGTTCAGAACGTCAATATAATGCTGTAATTCATCTGTATTTACGTTCTTCATTCCGGTAAGGAATTGTTCAGATATGTTTTCCCCGCGTTTTTCCAGCATGGCATCACGAACAGCACGAAGTTCTTGCAACTTCTTGACATAGCCGCCGTTTCCTTCACGATTGGCCTTTACAATGCCTTCATACTTTTCTATCTCTTTTTCAAGAAGGACAAAATCAGTCTTTTCCTTTACCCGCGCCCGCAAATTGTCTTCGGCGTTAATCTGCTGTTTGAGTTTAAGAATATCGGCCAGCTTTATAGTCTCAATGTCGTACTGCGCAAAAATCTTCGGATATTCCTTTCTCAATGCTGCCAAGCTCTGCCCGCGTTGAACGTCGGACAAAGCTGCATCACGGGAAGAACTAACAAGGCGGTCAACTTCTTGCCTGCGTTTATCCTCTGCCTCTGCCGCTTCTCTTTGCTTCTCGTTGAAACGAGCCTGCGCCCGTTCTCCGGCGGTTGTGGAATCATGAAACGCCCATGCAGCCGTAACAATTGCACCCAAGGCGACGGCGGCGAGAACATAAGGATTGGCAAGCATTGTGGCGTTGAGCAACTTTTGTGCCTTCTCCGCAAGAAGAAGTGCCCTATAATTCAATGTTTGAGCAATAGTATAACCCTTTTCCGCTTCGGTTGCCAAGATAACGGCAACTTTATACATTCCATAAGTCGCAATCATGCCGGCAAGGATAGTACCGAGTTTCTCGTAGTTCTGCACAGCAGAAGTAGCAAGTGAAATACCTTCGGTAATGATGCCTTGTCCTTTCTCACCCATATCATTGAGAGCGTCCTGTATAGCCCCTTCCAAATTGGAAATACTGCCTTTTATACCCTTGCTTTGCTTTTCCAACATACCGTTGAACTTACCACCTGTTGCGGTTGCATCTTCAAAAGCCTTGGCAACCATATCAGCGGAAATAGCTCCCTTTGACATTTCATCTTTGAGAGTTTCCATTGATTTTCCGGTAGTTTCAGACATGGTTTTAAGCGGGTTAAATCCGGCATTTACCATTTGCAAAAGGTCTTGTCCCATGAGCTTGCCAGTGGCAGACATCTGGGCGAAAGCAAGAGTAAGCGAATTGAAACGGTCTGCATTTCCCATTGAAATATCACCTATTTGTTTCAATGTTGGCATGACCTTATCCAAGTCAACACCGAAGCCAAGAAGCAATTGCCCGCCTTTCGCAAGGTCGTTAAGCAACAACGGAGTTTTGACCGCAAAATCTTTCAGTTCCGCGAAGAAGGCTGCGGCCTTGTCTTTATTCCCAATCAGAGTATCAAAAGATATTTGAAAACTCTCAATCTCGCCACGGGCGTTGATGACAGCTTTCCCAAAATCCTTTAACGCTGAAACGGTAAAATACCCTGCAAATCCGGCACCGATTGTTCGAAGCGTCTTGTCAATCTTAGAACTTTCAGAAGTAATGTTGCTACTCATTGATTTAAAGGCGGTATTGACCTTCTTTGTCTCTGATACAACCTTGTTCCCGGTGGTCTGCATAGCGTCATCAACCTTCCTAACTTGCGAAGAAGATTGCCCAACGTCATGAAGTGCTTTATCTATTTTCTTGCCTTCATTAACAACTTTATCAGCTACATCATGAAGCGGTTTATCTATTTGCGGAACCTCAACAGGCGTAGTTTTACCGATAGAGTGAAAAGCCTTATCAATCCTATCACCTTCAATTATAGCTTTTTCGGCAATAGCATGAAAAGCGTCTTGCGCTTTTTGCGCATCTTGGAGCATCTGATTTATGTCAAGCCCAAGGGAATAACTTTCTTTTCCGTTATCAGTTTCGTTCATCTTACTTCTTCTTCTTCGTCATCTAAATCGTTGAAATTATCCGGGTTGTTAGCGTCAATACTATCGTCCCATTCTTCCGCCTCGCTTCCTGTATCATAACTTGGAAGGGAATAACCGTACATGATTAAGTTTTCGTAGCTTAGTTCATTCAGAATATAGTCAATTGTTAATCCAAGATTTTTTGACATTCCGAGAATGACCGCCCAAATACTATCGTTTAGCTCGCTTTTTCCTTTGTTTTTCGCAGTATGTTCGCTTCGTTTAGGGAAGTTATAATTGTGAAAAAAAAAGCGATGTGTTGCATTTCAAGCGTCTGCTTGATAAGGTTCAAAAGTTCCTCATTAGTACAATTTTCAAGTAGTTCTTTAGCAAGTAATATGCGGTTGTTAACTTCGACTGTTTCAACCTTCTTGTATAAGCCCAAAAAGCGTTTGGTAACGATTTCTTTTGTAGTGACAAGGTTCTTCTTACCAAGTATTAATATCGCGGCAATATCGCCGATAACTTCGCAATCTTTCGCGTAGGCAAGAACATAGGTGAAAACTTCTTGCTCACCTTCGATAAAAGGAGCAAGAGGCAAAGTTGAAATGTACTTTGATACTTCTATGATAGTACCAGCGGAAGGACGGGCAACGGTGTAAACCTTACCGCCCAATGTCATTTTTAAAGGTTCCTGCAATACTGCATCGGAAACTTGCTTTTCAACTGTATTCATGGGAATTTAATTTAAAAATTAGTGAGCTTCCGGGAATCGAACCCGGCTTTCACCCTTGTGGGGTGTGTCCTTTCCGATGAACGAAAGCCCAACCTTTACGCTCCGGCCTGCGTAACCGGAACAATAGTTTCTTTGTCATCTGCTGAAACTGTTACTTCTGCAGCACGCTCAACACCTGATGAATTGGCAGAAACTTTGACTGTTACAACTTTTGAGGCAACCGTAACCGTACACCAGCTCGCAGAAGATTTAGCTGTCACTGCGCCCGTTGATGTTGCGGTTATGGTTTTCCCGGCTGTATCTGCCGCCTTCGTGAAGTCCAATGAAGTAGGTGCAACCGTCAGCTTATTTTTTTTTTTGAACCTTGAATACCACACGTCCGTCGCGCCTTTCAAGATTTCAAATTCAATATCTGCGTAGTTTCCTTCTTCCTCCGACCAACCGGGCTTGTAACTGATGTTTGTCAGTGGGGCTTTAATCCCTTTTGCCCCCACATTCTTGGGGGTTACTCGCACAGAAAAATCACCGTCCACAACGTGGGTCTTTACGTTAAAATCGTCACCTGCAACAGCACCAAGACCAAGAGTAGTCAATAGGTCATCATCCGGTTCAATTACACGGGTTTTAAGGACAAACCCACCTTCTAACTGCTCTTTTGCTACGGTCTTACCACCGCTTGCCTTTGCTTCGAGCGTATCACCGTCGGAAGGCTCCAACGTGGACGATTTATCTTTAATCGTTCCAATGCTTGATAAAGCTGCTGCCATAGCATCATCTGCGCCTGTTTTACCAATTTCAATGGTACATTCAGACCAAGCCATGATTTTTTTCTTATTAGCCATAATCTTTGTTTTAAAAGGTTATTCTTTCAAATTCCAAATTCACGTTTACAAAGTGCTGATTAATATCCTTTTCCGCGAAGGTGTCTGTCATCTTATAAAGGCGGAAGGAATATTCTTCAAAGAGGGCATTGTTTAGGGCTTCAACAATGGTTTCGTCACAGTCGGATAATTCGGTCAAACGGTCTTTATCTTCAACCAAGTTGCCGCTACCATTATCAATGTCCTGGACATAGATATTGATATGGGCACGCCCGGTTTGAATCTGTTCAACATCACCGCCGGAAACGATAATTACAGCATCTTCGGTTTTGGCATCAGTCGGCCTTGTACCTTCTTTGTAGAGGGTTCCGCTGATAATGCCGGGAAAGACATCTACAAGTACGTTGTAAATATCATCCTCAATCTTCAATGCGTTCTTCTTCTTTCCCATTACTTGAATCCTAATCGTTTTAAAGTTTTGCGTATCAACTTTTTAGCCATGATTTCAGAAGAATCAAGGACGTTCAGCCCTTTGGCTTCTACATAGGCCGCATAGTTCATACCAGCGACAACAATCAATACAATGCCCGTCGAATTTTGCGCAATCAAATTATTCATCAATTCCTTGCCGGAAGCTGCCCCCTGTGTTGCAGTGGTTTTCACGGCCTCAAAGCCGCTTTGATGAACGACAACACCGTTGTAAAGAACACAATACCCGGTTGAACTTCGCAGGTTTCCTGTTTGGTCTATGTACCGTCGGTTGGTTCTCGCTTCCCGGACACATTCAAGGCCAACATAATTGAGCATCTGTATCAAAGCGCCAACTTTGCGCTGAATTAGATTTTCAATATAGCGGTCAAATTGTCCTTTCGGTGAGTTCCTTTTTATCGGCATACCTTTATTCAACTGTTATCTTTACGCTCTCAACTACATCAAGAAATTGTGCATCTTGCACGCGAAACTTGCCAACCTTCATACCGCGAATAGTATTCAATACCACATATTCAGCATTAAAATCCTGCATATCAATCAGAATCACGAATTTAGCACGGGTAAATGTACCGCCTTCGTATCTGCCCAAATGGTCGTTTTTATTCGTAGTGAAGTTGCAGGGAATAGGCTCGCCAAGAACTTCTTGAACTTTTACCGGATTGCCGTTTTTCAATCCGCCGCCCGTTGTTCCTACTATCTGCAATGTTCCGTTAGCAATAATCATAAATCTTCTCCTTGATAGCCGTAAGTGTCTTGATTGTTATAGTCCAATTCGCAACGAATTGAATCAGCCTTTGCCTTAAAGCGTTTTCTTTCATCATCAGAAAAGTTGTACGAGATGCCAGCTTGCGATATATTCGGAGCTTCGGAAAGAAAATCATAAATACCAGCTTTCGCCAATTTGAATTTATTGCTATTCCGAATATTGGGCGTAACATCATCAGACGGGTTCAGCCCCAATTCTTCGGCCACTTCTTCAATGGTAGCCGAAGGAATTGGATAGCTGGATAGACTTTTCAATGATTTAGAAATAGTTCCCATAGCTCACTTTTTAGGCGGCATCGCCGTCGTTCCAAGTAGTTGCCATCGTGTTGATGAACACCAATGACTTTCTTCCGGTCAAAGCGGGCTGTACATAAGCCTCTGACATGGTAACTTCAAGCATCGGGTTCACGTCGGAGTAAACCGTCATCTTGTAGTAAGAACCTTGCGTTTGCAAAGCGTCCGTTGCTTTCAGCGTCGGAACGGGCTTGAAATATGTGTAACCCAAGCGCGGTTCAGCGGAAAGGGTGCAAACATTTTCATTCCACGGCTTGATAGTTTCTTGACTACCGTCTTTATGCTCAATAGTAGCATAGGTGTCGATAATAAGAATCTGCGGAGCCTTTTTCTTACGCATATAGCGGTTGATTGTATCAACATCTACATCGTCAATGCTTTCAAGACCTACGGCTTTCATTACTACACCAGCAACACGCTTGATAGTCTTTTTCTGCGCACACAACAAATCGAATCCGGCCTGTTCCATGATTGCATACTGCGGCTTTCTACCGCCTTTCTTGGCTACGATTTTCTGACCTCTCATGATGTCAGCCAAACCGTCAGCCGTTTCAGCGTTATCCCATTTCACTGATGCACCGATGAAGTTTTCTTCTGGTACATTGAAATTGATTTCGTCCTGCTCTGCCATGTCGCCGTCAATCTTGGCAGTAAGAACCTGCTTACCACGTGAACCGATACGCATTGCGTCGATTTCTACACGGTAATCCATGCCGTCAGCACAGAACTTAATGTCATCGTAAGCAAGGTCAACCAAATGCTGGGCTGTTGCCGGGTCATCGCTGGCGGCGGCAATAGCCTGTAAATCGTTGTACTCGTTGATTTGAATTTCGTCTTTCTCGCGTGAAATTTCAATCTTACCCAACGTTCCACTCCAAGAACCAACCTTTTTACGGGTTTTCTTCGGAGCCTTCGTATTAAAGGCAACACGGTCGGCTGACACCGGAATACCTTCGTCACCTTCAATGCCTTTAAGGTCGAATTTGGGCGTATATTTCAGCGGGAAAAGCTGCGGCCACGCAAGCCCCATACCGGGCACGTATGAATTGACTTCCAGCGTCAAACCGGGCTGGTCAATCTCAAACAAAGGAGCGTTCATTTGTCCCATAGTTATACACGTTTAATAGTTGGTAACAAGGCTTCAATATCCTTTCCGATACAAGCCGTTTCTTTTCTCACATTTGCGCCATTGATTAAGCGCACAGGCTGTTCACCTTTACCGCCGAAAATCTTGTTTCCAAGAATGTAATCAGGTGTGTAAATAGGTGCAGCAGCAGAGGCAGAAGCTGCCTTCGCTTGATAAAGGCTTTCACCGGCTTTAATGGCAATGCCCATTTCAACCGTTACCACGTCTTTATCTTTGGCAGAAGAATCTACCGCAGTACAGGCAACGGCCTTCTTGCCATAGCCCAAAGCGTCGCCAACGACAATACCACTACCTTTGGCAATGTTGATTGTTGTGTCGGCAGAAGCAACAGCGGACAGCAAACGGTATGACTTAATGACAGCTAACTTTCCGTCAGCGTTCAAGCCCACCGCAGTAGTTTCGGGAGCGTCAAAGCCCGGTTCAACGACAAGAGCGCCACCCGGTTTTTCGGCAAAGACCTGTTCAATACGAATCGGGTCAGCCGTTTCAGCTCCGTTGTAAGAAAATCTATCTTTCATTACTACTCACTTGTTTTTGGTAGCCCAATAATGGCCGGGGCAACCGTTTCAGCCTTTCTTGCATTTACGCGGGCTTGAACATAGGAATTGGGTTGACCTTCTTTCCCGGTTGAAGCACCGCTTTTTGGCCTGCCTACAACGCCGTCACTTGCAGCTTGGCTGGTTGTTGCTTCTTCGATGTCGGGGGTGATTTCCTCAACCCATTCTTCAAAGTCTGCATCATCCTTGAACTGCATACGGTTAAAGTTCTTCATGAGGGTGTTACGCGTCTTTTCGGGAGCGTCTTTCAAAAGAGCTTCCAAAGTTCCTTTGCGGGTATCGGCAACTTTTCCAGCTTTCAATGCTGACAATTCTTCCTTCAAAGAGTTGTTTGATTGAATAAGAGCTTTTGCCCAAGCAGGAACCTTTTCGCCGTCTTTACCTTCACCGCCATTCTTTCCGTCATCAACAGCACCGCCGTTTCCGCCTTCGCCCCCTTCACCTCCGGGTTCTTCCGTCGAATCAGCTTTCTTGCCATCTTTCAGACCAAATTTTTCTTCATAGCTTTTTACGGCCTTCTCCTGTGCGTCAGTTGTCCGGCTGTCGGTGTAGCTATCAATAACCTGTTGTAGAGTAAGTTCCTCGACATACGTCTTGGCTTCCTCTTCACTTTTTACAGTCTTCACGGCAATGGCCGCTATCCTGTTTAATACTTTTTCGTCTATCCCGGCAAATTTGGTTTTCAACGAATCTAAGATAAAACGTTTTATGCTCATAACATATCAACTGATTAGTTTACACAAAACTGATGGTTAGTTGGCTTTTAGCTTACAATGAACGCGTTTATTTAGCACAAATTGTTTAATTAAGGAGTTAACAAGCAAACGTAAACGAAAGTAAATAACCTGAAAAGGTTATAAAATTACTTGACAAAAGTATTGTTATTTTAAAATAACTTCCTATATTCGCCATGTACTTAAAAATGAAGCAGTTATAAACCATAATTCACAACAACAATGAAAAAAGGTATATTAAACTACACGAAAACATTCATCAACAGCAACTTCCGCATGAAGGTGTACGGAGTAGATGAAAATGGGAATCGAATTAATAAGCTGGTAGGCGTTGCCGGGTTAATCGCTCTTATCGGGATTGAGCTTTTCAATAAGTTCATTGACCGCGCTATTAATGCAGGACTTGACAAGGTTGTTTGCAAATTAAGAAGGGGTATTCAAATTTCATTTTACACTAAATAATATGAGAACAAAAAAAACAGCCCCAAAAGTTAGTCGTGAACGGGCTATCCAGCTAACGATTAATACTAATGGCGTAAGCCGTGAGATAGCGGAAAAGTACACTGATAGCGAACTCAAAGAGGTTCTTCGGTTGCTCAAACTAAAAGCAAATTTCTAAAAGGTAACACCCGGTATAACCAGCCGGGTATAATCTACAACAACGATATGGAAGTAAATGAAGCAATGCTAATTGTAGCAGAAGAAGTCGCCCGCGAATTGTGTTACATTGATGCCGGAAAAGAAGTAATTGAAGGCAAAAAGGATTGGTTTTGGGGAAATCAAGCAATAGCCGCAGACAAGAAAATTAAATCTTGCTTGTACATTCTTCCCCAATGGGAAGGCGAAAAGAATGAAAATAAGCGCAGTCCGAAGGTTGAAATTGATATGTATTGGGGCAGACCGCGATTGGGCATTGATTACCCGGATAGTTCTTTTTGCTGTCTCACCTACAAAAACGGGAAAGTATCAGAGGCGCAAGCCTTCGGTGAAAATGGCCTTGCGCGGGCTATCGACATCAAACAGAGAATTGATAAACTTATTAATCAATAACATTTAATCCACAACAACATGGAAAATCAAGTAGTATTAAGTAAAAAGAACTGCCATAGAGCAGCAACGGTCAGAGAAATCGCCCACCCCGAATTAGGGGAATGGGCTTTTGGTTGGAGAGGTCAAGAACTTGGGGGAAACTTAATGCGCAAAGATTATGCGCACACAGCAACAAGTTCCAAATGGAATCGTTCAATTATTATCTATGATAGTGAAAAATACTTTTCAGAATGGGAAGTTGTATCATGGAAGTATGAAGTAAACCTTGAAGAACTATGGGAAGCTGCTTACAATGCCTTCTATTCTACAAGTTTCGTCCCGGAAGAACGCGCCGCGCAGTATATTCGTGATTACGAGAAGGAATTGAACGCTGACCTTGAAAATATGCCGGAAAACGAAAAAGAACACTACATCACGAAGTATAAAGATTGGGTTCGTACTTTGTTTGCCAAACATTCTCGTATCATGAGCGCGATGATTACCGGGCCAGCGCGTTTCCCTACCCGTAGAAACGAGAAGGCCAACAACTCCTACGATTCAGCACACAGCGAGTTCAGAGAATGGCGGGAAAAGGCTCTCAAAGCGATTGCCCGCCGGATTGAAGAAGCTAAACCAGCCGAACAAAGAGAAAACGAAGAATGGATGCGGCTCAAACGCTCAATCTTTTCTTCCGCTTGTACAATTAAAGGTATCAATGAAGGTACTGAAAGAGGGTACAACAAGGCTCTGTTTGTTTCCAGCATTTACGGGAAGGTTGAAACCTATGCAAAGCGCGGTGATGTTGCCATTGTAGAGAAGGCCGTTTCATACGTCCGCGAATTGAATAAACAATCATCCATTATTACGGAACGTCATAAGTTCTTTAAACTTGCAGAAATGGCGAAAGCTGTGTGCGAGACACAAGAAGTAAAAGCGAACAAAGAAGATGTTGAGATTGAATTTGAAGGCGGTAAAATCGTGAAAAACTTCTCCGAAGATAGATTGCAAATAATCTTTCCCGGAAAGCCGGACGCAGAGACTATTTCCAAGTTGAAAAGCAACGGATTCCGTTGGTCGCCTCGCTTCACTGCATGGCAAAGACAGCTTACCTTAAATGCCTATTATGCTTGTGCGCGTGTTGTTTCGGTTACTGTTGAACAGTTAAAAGCCGCGAAATGAGAACCAAGAAAATGAGCAAAGAAGAAGGGGAACGGGCAGACATACGCCGTTTCCCCAATTTCCATAAAACGGGTAGTATTATAGGAATGAAGCGTTTATACTATGGCGCGGACGCTCTTTTGGTGCGTTGTGGAAACTACATCTACAATGTTTCATCCTGCCCAAGTATTTACTTTAATCAATCGCATTGAAATGGTTAGAACAACGGTCAAAGTCTATCTGAAAGATAAGGACGGGAAAGAGGATTCATTTGTAACGCCAATCAACCTACCGGAAGATGAAGCGCACTTATACTACATTGGTAAGTGGTGGAATATGGGGATAGAAGGCGATTACATGATGAAGTGTTATGCAGTAGAGACAATCAAGGTTGAAGATGTTCCGTGAAAGCGTTTTTCCTTTGCTCTAATGCAAAATTATATCCGTTCTTGATAAGTTACCAAGGCGGTGAACAAAAGTCTCATAAATCAAAAAAATGGAGAAAATAACTAAATCGTATATTATCAAAGTAATGTTCCCGGCTCCGGTTGAAGGGAAGCGGGAACACTTCTTTGGTTCCCTTGCTGCCATTTACGAGAAGTTTACGCCCTATCAGATAGGCTGCAAACTTCCTTCTTTATGGAAAGCTGGGATTGAACCGGGAAATCCGAAGAAAACAAGGAAATGCACCATTTCAAAACATGAGGTAGTGCGTAAGGAACAACAAAAAAGGAAAGGAGAAAATAATAATGGCTGAAATAAAGAGAGTAACCATTGTTACCGCGCAAGGCGTTAGTGATTATACAGTAGGGAATAAACATCAACCCGGAGACGATAAGCCCGTTGCGAGAATTGAAAGAACATACGGGTACACCGATTTTTATGGTAAATATGTAGGCGGGCATTATTCCGTATTGAACGAAAGCGGAAAGCTGATTGCTACAATAACGGAATCGTGCCCAATGGTAGTTGATTACTTTTAAATAAGAAAGGAGGCGAATATATGGGCGTAGCTTGTGTACAAGACATCTACAGATGCGATACTTGTAAATCTGCATCGGACGAATACGGAAGGGGTTGTAAGCACGGGTTATTATTCCCGTTACTTCTCGTTATGGCAAACAGCCGTAAATGCGAAAACTATGAGTTTGACCCGGAAAAGGCCGAACTCCATTTACAGAGAAAAGATAAAAAAGAAAGGAGCTAAAAACATGAATCTTGACGAACTTATACAATATCTCGAAGAAATAAGAGAGGAACACGGGGGCAATCTCGATGTAGCTGCGCAAGTTCCGCCAGCAACAAAATGTTGGGAAAACTCTTGGACGCAATTTGAAGTAAATTGTGTCAGTACTGACGGAGGTTCAATTTATTTACAATGTTCATAATAATTTAGAAAGGAATATTATGGCAAAGTATTATATTGACTACACTATTTCCTACAAGGTTGATGAAGTGGAAAAAGCTATTGTTGAAGCAAACTCTTTATCTGCTGCAAAGAAAGCTCTCAAAGAAGATTTGAAAGCAGAATATGAAGAAGATTTCCTAAAAGTAGAATTTAATAATGCGTATCGTACTTCTGATGATGCGCGTACTGATTAACGAATAACAAGAAAAATATGAGCCAAAAAGTAAAAATAGAGTTGTACAGCTATCGGGTTGCGTGTTTAGATGGCGTAACTCGTAGACACAATAATGTAGTGTATGCATCATGCGAAACATTAGAACTAAATGGAGAAAAATTGCCTTTTGGTCATAGAATGGATAGTCGTGATAGAGCCATATTTTTGAGTGAATATGGTTCTACTCTTGATTGTCCAGACTATAAGGAATCGTTAGAAAAAGGGATTGAAGCACTTAAAAATCGGCTTAAGACAGTTGTTTATGAAAATGAAAATATAGATTTTGAAGTAATAGACAAACAGGAATATAGCGCACCTTTTTTAAATGATTAAATAGAGTAAAACAAGAAAAATATGAATCAACAGGATAAATATGTAGTTTGCGAATCAACTGATTATGGTTGCAAGGTTTATAATGTAGTAAACACAGAAACGGGTAATCGTATCAATTATTACCCGGATTACGAATCAGCCAAAGAGTTTGCAGAGCGTCAAAACAAGTCAAGAATATACGCAAGTTTAAGAATAAATTTCACTGTGTGGAATATAGTAGGCGGTGTTTACGGATACAAAGAATTAATAAGAATCCCAAGAAAGAAAAAGAAAGCATTAAAAAATAGCATTCTTCGGGATATTATTAAAGTAGATAGAACCTACATTAAAGAATGTCCGAAGCCAAAGAAATTGCCAACATTTAGTTATAAACAAATTGATTAACATAATAAATGAAATATGAAAATAGTGAGAAATGAGCAGGAGATATGGGATTTGCTCAACCAATGCTCCGAAGCGGAAGAAACTGGAAGTTCACAATATCCAGGCATGAGTTACGAAGGTGGTATAAAAGCTGCTATTGAGTGGATAACAGGAGATGTTGATATTCATCCTCTTAATGAATAATAACGGGATTATGGCAAAAGTAAGAATTGTACCGGCAACGCCCGGTTATTACGAGGTGGAAGTTAAGCGGGCATGGTATCTACCTTGGGCAACGATGTATGACGGTTGCTTTCCGTGGAGAGGAACGTTTAAACAAGCAAAAGAGTTGAAAATGAAATTATTAGAACGTTATTCATAAATAAAATTATGGGCAAGAAAATAAGCGTAGAAATTAGCACTGACGATGTGTTGTCAGAGATTGAGATAAAAGAAGCATTGGAGTATTACGGCTGGAAAGACGTTTTGAATGAGATACAGCGTCAAGTTGGAGCAACCGATATTATCGAGGAAATGGGAGAAGATGAAGCGATTGACTTCCTCATTGACAATGGTTATACAGTTGAGAAAAAATAGGCATGATTGAGAATAAACTAATATCAGACGTGTGCCGATTGATGCGCGTTGATAACAACGAAGTGTTTTTCGCTTTCCAGCAATGTAAGTTGATAGGTTTTTTGAGAATACTGGAAGCAACGAAACTTATAGAAAACGGGTTCCCGATATACACGATTATTGGAACAGTATTGAGAACAAATGCGTTTGATGCTCGTAACCAAATTGTAGAAGGGAAAATAACCTATGATGATTTACTTTGTGCATTAGGGATATTCGCCCAAGACCTGATGCAACGGAGCCAACAAAAATACTAATTAAGAAAGGAGCCAACCGCCAGCCGGAAAGCTCCTTTTCTTTTTATGCAGCCGCCTTGTAGAATTGTTCGTTGTCCTTCAAGAAATACGGCAATGTCCCTTTCGCGGTCATCTTCTTTATTCGCTCCTGGTTCTCACTGCACCATACTTTGAACTTCTGCGGTGCCTTCTTAATCCTTCCCTTGAATTGATAATTGGAAACATCTTCGCCAGCAAGTATGGCTTCTTCGTACTTGATGAAGTCCTCAAACTTCGGCGTGATAGGAACAGCCACACAACGGCATTGCGGATGCCAGCCCGTGAACTTGAAGTCTTTCGGGTATTTCCCTGCCAATTCGTCGCAAATGTCTGGTATCGGGTGATTGTTTGAAAGGATGATTTCAAAGCCCAAAACAAGGTCATTGCTTTTCCAATTTTCGTGGTCTGCCGTATGGTAGGCAATGTTCACTTCGCTACGTGATAGGCGCATGGCGTTCTTGTAAGAAGAACGGTACACGCCTTGGCCGGGATGATAGTTCTTTGCTCGCTGGGACAAAACAAGGTTCCCGTGCTTGTCGCGTACCCGGCGGAATAGCTTCTTGGGTTCCTTCAAGTAGGTTCGTACGTCCCGGCTCAATGTTGCAGCACTCCGGCCATCGCCCAAAGCAATATCCAAAGCAAGCTCAAAATCTGATTTACTGCCCTCAACTATCTTCCAAACGCGGTCTGATAATCCCATGCCGTCAATTTTACGCGTCTGAAACGCTTTCAGAGCCTCCAAATTTCGTGGTTTAAATTGTGAAATTTGCTCTTTTGATAGGCGACTTGATAAAGTTATTGCATCAACCCATGAATCGTTCTTAGCGCAGCTTAAATCCCATGCGTCTGCATTTCCTTTCGTGATAGCCTCGTAAATACCTTTGTGCAGCTTCTCAAACAACTTCTGAATACGCAGATTCAATCCCGGAAAATCATCGAAGGAAAACGGCTTGTTTCCGGTGAATCCGGATTGTTCGCCAAGCCGGGAAATTTCACTAATGATTTCCGAGAAAAGAGCGTCTATTTCACGCGCCAATCTGTTAAGGTTGGCAATGTGCTTTTTATCAAATCTGCTTGCTTCTGCCATGACTTTACATTAAATTAAATGGTGGGTTCCTCTATGCTTCCCATACTTTCCGCAGCTTCTTCGGCCTCTATCAAGGCCAGTTCTCCGTCCACGTCTTCAACCTCGCCAAGTTTCCTTATCGCGGTCTTGCGTGCCATGATAGCTTTTCCGCCCGTGGCGTTGGTGTAGTTGGTAATCTGTTCAGCATCATCCTTGATATTGTAGGGAGTGATAACTACTTCAATATCGAGGCTTTCAATAGCACTTGTCAATGACGGGTACATCTTCTTCATGAAGGCTTTTACTACATTGATTTCCCGGTTGAATACATCAATCCAAAGGCCGGATTCATCCGTTACCTTCAACTGTCCGTCTATGAACATCATCTTTCGGGCTTCACCGGACATCGGGCTGGCCTTCATGCTTTCCATTGACATATCGGGTAACTGCAATTGAACAAAGAAGTTCTTGCGGATAGTTTCAACATGGAATTTCAAACTATCAATGGCCTGTTCCCATGTCTCATATCCGGCCTTCGCGTTGGCAGGATAATGAAGGACGTTCCGCGCCGTTGTATCGCTGTCCGGTTCATTCCCGAACTTTGCCGTATCGTCTTTATCCATGAAAACAACCCAATTCGGTTTGCTATTCTTGCGCAGATAGTTTCCATTCCGGGAAAGCGACCATTCAGACTCAAAAACATTCTTGCTTTCATCTTCCCAAATAGGCTCTTCACGACTGCCATAAACGCCCGCAATCTTTCCAATCTTGATGTCCTCGTTCAGTTCTTCAACCCATTCACTGCCACGTCCTGATTGCACCCAACGAATGTGCTTGCGGTCTGTATAGGTTTCAAAGTAGGTTGTCTTTTCTTTCCTCACTTCGCGAGTATATTGGATAGAGAGAGCAATCATGTCATCGTATTCGTCAAACAACGGGAAAAGAATATCACCTTTCATTGGCGAATATGTTTTGCAGCGAAGTTTCAGACGGCTTTTCTCGCCTCCATAAATCGCGTCTTGCTCTTGGCTGTACCAAATTGTAGCAAACTCACATGAAGCATAGAGAGCACGCCCGCGTTCAACGTTTATGCTGTCAATACGGTTCTTCTTGAATACGCCTTCCATTATCTTGGCAGCCTTCTTTTCATTGTCGTTCGTGGCATTGTACACACGTTTGACCGGGATGCCAAAGGCAAGTTCTGTCATACGTTTCACGGCGAGTTTCTGCAATCCCAGCGTGATACGGCACATTCGAATGACTTCACCCTTTTTGTTGACCTTATCACGGTAGGTCTTATCAGTCATCACCGGATGATACTTGGGTTCATACTCTTTTTCAAGTTTACTCCAAGGCGGAACGGTGACCGTTTTCAACTTCAAATCCTCTATTTTTTGGGCAGGCGTCCGTTCTTCGTTCAAAATTTCATCAATCGTTTTCATAAGCTATTTTTTTAATAAAGTTCATCTTCCAAATCTTCATAATGCCTATCATAGACATCTTCACGTACGAGTTGCGCCGGGTAAAAGGTGTTGGCAAGTGCGTCAAATTCATCAATAGAATAGCCCAAACGCTCCTTTATATCCTCTTTGGGTTCAATGATGATTTTCCCATTTGATAAAAAGCTCCACTTGATTTCCGTCGCTTCTTCGGCGAAGGTTCCACCGGGCGGTAACATGGCGTTCATGCCATTGTCGGGATTCAGCCAATCACGTACACACCAAAAGAGATAAGCACGCATATTGGCGAAGGTATATTGCCCGGTAATGTCTGTTAAGTCTTTGCCGCTTTTGGTTTTAGCCCCTTCACTGTATTTGCAACTATGGATATTGAGCTTGGCAACCTTCCAATCTTTTTCGTCGCAAACTTCCAAGCACCGGGAATATACGCCCGCGCCTTCTCCGATAGTATCAATAAATACCATTGTTCCGGTTGAATACTCCACTTTGTGTATGATAGTTCCGGCAACTTTCATGTGGTCGGCCTTTCCGCCGGAATTATGCTTGTCGAACTTCTCAACGTAGTTGTTGTATCGGAAGCAATAAACAGAGCAGTCGCGCCCCATGCCCGCAACGTCTACGCCTAAACGACAATAGTTGTGATTTCCAAGGGTGTATTGCTTCCAACGTTCCTGCGCGAGTTCAATCCACTGCATCGGAATCAGAACATCTTCGTCAACCTTCGGGAATTGCCCCAAAACCTTCTTTCGGAAAAGGTCTGATGGGCGATACCATTGCCCTTCAAACTCAAAATCATCTTCTTTTGCTGTCGCTTCTTCCGGTTTTATAGGCTCGCACCAATTCTCTATTTTGTCTGACACCCATTCATAGTCCACTTGGCCGGGAATGATTGTCTTTTTCAGCTTTACATTGGGAGCCGTGAGGCTGTTCAAACAGAATTTTTCCCAGCGTTTGGCCTTCTGACTTTTTGCGGCATATCCAACGGTGGTATTGGGGTTGAAAACAAGAAGAAGGCGCGAATTTCCCTGCAAGTTTCCTTCAATGGCTTCGAATGTATCATCTACAATACCTGTTGCCTCCGTGACTATAAACATGGTATTTACGGCATGGAATCCCGACCACGCCTCATGGTTGTTTTCGTCAGCCTTAAACCCGGTCAAGAACCATTCTTCACTGTTTGTTCTGATGTCATAGGCGTTCAATTTTCCGGGAAGAAGATAGCCGCGCCGTTTGGCACGGTTCCATAAACGGGAAATTTCCGGCATCATGATATTTTTTACCTGTCTATCCGTGGGAGCCGTTAAAGCAACTTTCGTGTTCTCAACGAGTTCACCGTTTTTGTTCCATTTAGGGGTGAGATAAAGGAAACATACAGCTATACAGGCGGCAACAAAATCTTTCCCGCGAGCTGTCCCGGAACGGACGGAAACAAGTTTCTTATGTTGTACAGCGGTAACAATGGCCTGTTGTTCTTCGTCAAGGTTCACGCCAAGAGCCTCTTTGATGAACTTATTCCAATCTGCCCGCCATGATGCAAACAAGGCGGCAGCACGCTTTTTGATTTCAGCCTCATTTCTTCTCATTTTCAACTATTCCCGTTTCCATTAAGAGAGCTTCAAATGACATACCGCCGGAAATATCTTTCTTTTCCGGTGCATACAGTCCAAGTAACTTTCTACGCTCAATTAAAGCCTTATGAATAATATCAAGATAGCGTGGGTCACCATAGCAGATGACTTCTTCCTTCTGCTGTTCAAGTTTAAGGGTGATAACTTCGTCACTTTCTTTATCTCCGGGAACCCCTTGTTGTTTGGCCTTCTTGCGTTCGTAGTCAGTCTTTGACTTTTCCCAAGCTGCCCAAGCCTCTTTAACAATCGAATCCAGCCTTTCAAGTTCTAATTGTAAGGCCAAATCTGTGTTGTCAATACGGGTTTCCCGCCATTCTTCCAACAGCTTATTTACATCTTTGCTGACGGTTCGCAGGGAATAAGAAGGCAAGTCAAGCCGGGCCATAACTTCGTCGCGAATGTCCCGGTAGGAATACCCGCGCTTGTATAGCTCTGATATAATATCCAACCGGACAATTTGCGCTTGCCGGTAGTCTTTCATTTTGACTTTCTGTTTACCCTCTGTTCCTGCCATTATTTGTGACCGTTATACTTGTAAATTAAATCCTCATTTTCATCCTTTCCGACCGGAAGCAATATGCCTTCAAATAGCTTATACGGGCTTTGTCCGTTTTGCGGATTGTTCCATAACCAGCGCATATAATCGGCCATTGTCATGGTGTCAAATTTCGCCTTCTTTTCCGAACTGTTTGTGTTGAAACCTATTGCGCGAATCCATTCAAAGCCGCCTACCAGCTTCTCAATATCATCTTTGACGTCCGGCCAATAAACAAACTCCTTTTCCTTCGCTATCTGCAACGCCTCGCACCATTGCCCGCGTGAGTAGTTCCAGGAAGAAGGCAGGCCGCAACACGAACCGTTGCAACACAATTCCTTGAAATGGGCATCGGAAACATAGAAGCGCATCCCGACTTCTTCGCAGAGTGCTTTCATGTTTTTGAAGAAAGGTTCTTTCACCTTCCGGTTCAGGCGAAGATAGCCGGATGATATGCTATATTTGCGGTAGAACTCCATGACATCAAATCCGCATAGCTCGTTGAAGGTAGGCATAAAGGCTTTCAAAGTTGGGGAACGTTGCTCAACGCAAAAGAACTCCGTACTCATGGCCGTTGCGCCTCTGCTGGCAGCTTCACGAATCAAATCAAGATATGTCGGCGTTGATACCCCGATGATGAAAGGCCGGAGCCGGAGCGTTGCGCCTCCTGCGTCAGCGTTCGCAATCCTTTCCAGCGCGTCAAGTCGTTCTTTGGGCGACGGGACACCCTTCTCAATAATGCGGGCTTTCTGTTCGTCCAGCGTGATAATGGAAAACTTGAAATTCCAATTCCTTTGGCCGCGTATCAGTTCCATGTAGCGGTCATCCTTCGTGAACCAAGTGGCCTTTGTTGAGAAACACAACGGATAATTGATTTCTTTGAAGAAACGGAGCAATTCAAGGGTTACCCCACGGGTACGCTCAAAGCCATCGAATTGGTCAGATAAACCGCCCCATTGCATGACTTTTCGTTGCTTTATGTATTCGGCGAACTGCCCGCCGTATTTGTCCGGGTCAGTAAACATCTTCTTCACCCGGTCAACAGATACGCCCCGGACATCTTTATGCAGATACGTTTCTTTCGGGTTTCCAATCCCTCGCTGGAATTGGGAGAAACAATATAAGCATCCGAACGAACAGTTGCTATATGTGTCAAAGGTCATAGGCATTGAGCAATCTGCAATTTCATTACTCCAACGCGGTGATTGATAATACTTTTGAGGCATGATATTCAATTTTTACGTTAATTCATTCAGACTTTAATAGGCTCATAGCCTTGTTGTAAACCGCTTCAACTTCTTCGTCCAAAGAGACGGTTCCGGTGTTGATGCACATAACAGGAACACCGATTTCAGCCCATTTCTTGGTTGCTTTACAGGCGTTTTTTTGCTTGGGTAAGGTCTGCGCTGATAACCCCTTTTTTCCTCGTTCAAGCAACCGGGAATTGAGCGTTGAAGAATCAGCCCAAAGGAATACAACCAAATGCTTTTGCGCCTTAAACATGGCGTTTGTAAGGTTCATCCCGAAGGTATCGAGATACGAGCCTTCACAGAAAACGACTTCGCAACATTCAAGACCTTTCGCAACAACATCAGGAAGGACGCGGGTGCAGTTGAATGTATCAACACCGCCGTAGCGGGTTTCATTCTTGTAGCGTCCGGCGAAACAAACGCGGCTATCGTTGCAAAAGGTCAGTTCTTTCGTTGTTTCTCTGATACCGCCAAACCGTTCTATCAGAGCTTTGGCAAGCGTTGTCTTTCCAACGCTATTTGTCCCGGTTATAAATATGCATGTTTTCATAAAAGGCTGATTATTGTATTTTCCCATTTACTCCCTGCGACATCGTTCAGAAGGCGTTCAGTGTAGAAGCCATTCCAGCGTGTCCCTTTCTTCAACTTAGCAACAGCACAGAGGCTTGTTTCGAGAGCAAACACATTGTCGTTTGCATCAACTTTCGCCCGTTCAATGAAGGCCGTTAATTTTTCAAGATTTTGCGTTCCTGCAATTATCTCCGCCCCCCTTGTATAGTTCTCATCCGGTTCGAATTTAAGCGCAAGGTCATCAACTATTTGCTTCCCGCTTAACTTCGCCCAGACTTCAAGGAAAAGAAACGCGGCGTATCGCCCGAAATAGTACCAGCTACTAACAACCTTGTATTGCTCTGTCGTAGTCGTGGCCTTGTCAAGTTCTTCAAGAAGGTTTGGGGAAAGTTCGCGCATAATCCGGTCGAAGGTATCACCGATTCTAACATACCGCCTGTCAGTACGGAATTTGAGTTCAGTCTTTGGCGTTTTAGGATTGCAAAGAAGTTCCAACGCGCTTGGAATGTGGTAAGTAGTTGCGTAAAAATACGCCAGCCGGAAGCTGTTCCACCTTGATAGCCCGAAATGCTTAGATAACGAAGCAATCATTTTTTCCTCAACGCCTGCATCCCCGCCACGGTGATACTGTATATATTCTTCGTAGGTCATGGCGTTATTCATCGGGAATAATTTCATCAATACGGTACACAACCTTGTCGATAGATGACATACCAAGAAGCGCAAGAAGCTCCGGCAAGCGGTCTTTCGGATAGGTGATGATAATACGCTCCATTGGTGTAACGTCATCGCCCTGCAGCTTCGGAAGGTCGTTAGGGTTCAAGTCAATTCCTTGCAGTTCCGGCGGAAGGTTTTCAGCGAGAATCGCCCCCTTTCCGTCATCTTCGCTTTCGTCCGGCTGGGAAGGTACAGGGGAAGAATTTGAGGCGGCTGTCTGCATCGGAGCGAACGCAACGGGCGCGGCCTGCCAAACGTCCATTCCCCAATCTTCGAGTTTCTTGTTATCAAACCCGTTTGCAAGCATATCATAGTCCCACTGACCGTATGAAACATTGTCTTTAACAATGAACTGTTTCTTTTCATCTTCGGTCAGTTCGCTGGCTTTGATGATATAGGCGAAAGGAGATTCAAGCCATTTACCCCAATATTCAACGAGCTTGTCACGTTCGGGCTTGCTTTTGCTCTGAAAGTCTGCAAGGGAAGATAACCGGGTTGCAACTTCTTCCGGCGTCATCTTTGCGATAGCCTTTAATGCGTTTCCTCTCATGTTTCCACCAAGGGAAAGCATCTTGTTATCAACGACAATAGGGCGCAATTCCAGCATCTTTGGGAATACCAAAATTGAGTTTACTAACTTCGTGAATTTATCCGAAGTGATTGTGCGCGGGTTGGCTGTGTTAGCTTTAACCTGCGATAGTTTTACTTGTTCTGTTTTCATAAAAGCTGTTTTTCAACAAAAATAGCCCAAAACGTTTACATTAGAAGCGTTTACAGGCTATGTTTAATAGTAATTATTTAATTAAAGTTTTATCGGAAAACCTGCATAAACCCAAGCAAGTAGAGCAGCGTCCCGGCCTTCTTGGTTCGTGTGTCCCATTATCCCGGTAAACTTGGCAAGTTCTTCATGAGTAATCTTTTTATCCTTCCCTTTCCAGCATTTGGTTAGCGGCTTTACTTCGTCAACGTCTATCTGCCAATGTTTGCACATTTCGACAATCTTGCGTGCTGTCTCATGGTTTCGCCCGGTGTGGTTTCCTTTCGCGGCGGCAGCGGCTTTGCTGTCCTTCGGGTTCAGATGCCAATTTCCCTTGTTCATGTACCCAGCTTCTACGACAACGAGAAGGTTCTTTCCTGTCGTTTCTGCACGTCTTTGGGCATAACGCAAGTAATCTAACAAGTCGGGGAAAGAAAGCGCAGAAATCTCCAATATTTTGCTTTCACATTCGAGGTAGGCAACCCCGTTCTTTTCAACGTCCGGGTCAATGCCTATTATGGCATCAATCTTTTTTTTCTTCGGTCCTATCATAACTATATGATTATTAATGTATTAAATATAATTTATGCACATTTTTAGGGCTTTCGTGGCCCTATGTGTATTTTCAGAAGGGGAAAAGGAGTTTTTTTTGGCCTCGCACGCATACACGCTTGTATATACACACACGTATGTACATGCCCACCTTATCTCCCCCTACCCCCTCTTTTCCTCCCAAAAGTCATCGCGGGTTGCTCCGGGTTCTTTGCCAAT